CGCTTCTCTGTGTGCAGAACTGTCCCAGCTGGGACAGTTGGTCAGACGCTGGGCAGCGGCTCGGTCGGGCCGTCGCTGCCGTCCGCGTCGCCGACCGCGGTGTCCAGGCCACCGAGGTTCGCGGCGAGCCGGTCGTACGCCTCCTGCGCCGCGGCGTCGAGGGTGGAGTTGCCGGTCTCGACGGCGGTCTTGAACGCGTCAAAGTCGGCGCGGATGTCGCTGACCTTGTCGTTGAGCAGGTTGAGCTGCTCGGCGGCGGAAGCCATCTGGTGCTCCAATCGGTGCAGGGCGGACAGGATGCGCTTACGCGCTCCGACGTACTGGCGCACGCCGGCGATCAGGTCGAGGAACACGGCTCAGTCCTGGCGGACGGCGCTGGGGTCGTTCGGTTCACCGATCCCGGAGGTGACGATCGACGTCAGCACCGACAGGACAGCCGCACCGCCGGCCACACCGGCGCCGAGGGCGAAGTCGGCGTGCAGGACGTTGAAGCCGTCGAGCGCCCACAGCCCGAGCAGCGACTGTGCTGCGGACTTCACGGCACGCTCACCGGCCTGCTTCCAAAAACGGGACGTCCACATGCTGGTGCTCCGATCTGTGCAGGGATATGGGCGCGCCGGACCGGCGTGGGGGCACACGGGGGTCCAGTCCGACGCGGGTCGGGGATGGACGCTGCCGCTATCGCCACGAGCGACCGACGAGTTTTGTCAGGCGAGAGGGGTCGGGCCGTCGCCGATGGATTCACGCAGGCGGTCCATCGTCATCGCCGGGTCGTGGATCAGGCGCAGCACCATCGCCAGGTAGCGGGCGAGCTCGTCGACCTGGATCTGCACCCGGTGCGCGGTCTGCTCGGCCTTGTCGGCGCGGGCGTCAGCAGCTTCCGCTTTGCGTTCCGCGTCGTCGGCCCGCTCCCAGGCCCGGTCGGCGGAGGCCTCCAGCTTCGCCGCCCAGTCGAGCGTGGCCTGATTCAGCTGAACGTGCGCGGCGATCCGGACCGGCCGCCGGCGCAGGAACGCGCGGACCACCGCGCCGATGCCACCAGCGCCCATCAGCGTGCCGGTTACCTGGGCCATGGACACCCACTGGTCGCCGGTCACCCCTGCACCTTCCGCCGGATGGCCCGCAGGTCGCGGGTGACGGTGACGCTGCGGCGCACGTTGGCGTACATCCAGGTCGCGCACAGGCCGCCGCCGATCAGCGCCTGCCAGCCGAACACCGTGACGACCGCCGCGGTGTAGACGACCAGGGCGCCGGTCAGGATGAGCAGGCCGGCGCGTTCGATCTCCAGGCTGCGTTCGACGTCGCGGTTCCAGTGCGAGCCGGCCAACGCGACCAGGCCGCCGAGTAGCAGGCCGATCGAGAACACGTAGAAAGCTGGGCCGTTGACCAGGGAGGCCAGGGAACCGGGGCGCGGCACGCCTGCAGTGAACAGGACGCCGAGGATCACGGCCCACACGTTGAAGGCGACCTCATGGGGTTTGTCACGGCCGAGCACGACGACGATCGGCGGGAGGCCGCCGTCGCGGGCCGGGCCGTCGGTCACGCCTTGGCCGGTAGCTTCGCGGCCAGTTCGTCGACCTTGGTCAGCAGCTTCAGCGTGTTGTTCTCGGCCCGTCGGGCGGTCGCACCGACGTAGAACAGCGACTCGGCCGGCGTCACGGTCGGGTTGCCGTCGGTCTTGGCGACCGCGTCACCGTTAGCATTCCACCGCGGCGAGACGTCGCCCACGCGAGCGTCGACGGCGCGGACCGCTTCCTCTCGGACGATGGTGCGCATCTTGGCCCAGTCGGCATCGGTCATCGGCACGTTGATCAGCTCCTCGAAGCGGAAATTGAAGGTCGTGTTGTTGTCGGCCGCCTGGCTGTAGGTGCCCTCGACGTGGACGTGTTCGCGGTGCTGGTCGTCGCCGTAGTACGTCTCGGCCACGAAGCCGTTAACCGCCTGGTAGATCTTGCCGTTGAAGATGATGAAGCGGACGACGGACGCGAGGCCGGGCAGGTGGCGGACGTGGTCGACGTACTGCTGTGTGGTGACGCCTGGGGTGCGCAGGTCGGCGTCCATGTCCCAGGCGCGCCACTCGGGCAGGGTGTCCGGGTCGCCGTTCCACGTCGGCTTGCTACCGGCGGTGTCGTCGGGGTTGTGGCCGGAGCGGCGCAACCGGTGAGGCTTGTCGCCCACGCCGCCGTCGGAAGTCCGGTCGCGGGTGGGGAACGCCGTGTCGGTCTGGCGGCGCATGTTCTGCAGCCCGAGCGTCATGGGCATAGGGAGTCCTCCCTGCTGCGGGTTGGGTTACGGATGAGTTGGGCTCGGTAGCCCCGATCAGGGGTTACGGGCGGACGTACTCCAGTTCCAGCACCGACGAGTTCGGTGACGACACGTTCGTGTTCTGCGCCGACGTACCGGTGTTGGCCTGCTGGCCGAGCAGCTCGATGTAGTCGGTGGTGCCGTTCAGCGCGGCCAGGCATTCCGTGAACACGGTGCCGGTCACCCCGGATGGACCCGAGGCCGGAGCGGTCTGCATGGCCAGGCCGCCGAGCCGCCCGCCCGGCGCGATGGCCGTAGATCCGTTCAGCCGGAAGTAGGCCTGAACCACGGTGTAGGTGGTGCTGGAAGCCATGCTGATCGACCCGCGGAGCCGGTAGATGCCCGCCTTGGTCGGCGTTACCCGGGTGGTTGAGCCGCCCGTGTTGAAGGAGCCGTTGGTGTCAATGGTCTCCGTGGTGAAGGTGATCGCCGTACCCGTGTTGTGCGGCAGGGTCTGCGCCACGGTCTGCACGAGCTTCACCACCGGGAAGTCCGCGCTGGCCAGCGCCTGCACGTCGGTGTCGATGTCGGTCGCAAGCTCCTGGAAGTGTTCCCAGATGCGGTCGTGGTCGCTGCTCTGCGGGTAGGTGTACCCGCGGTTCGGGGTGTTCGTGGTCATCCCAGGGCCCTATCGCTGGTATCGGATCGTGAGGCTGAATGCCGCGCCGTAGCCACCCCGGCCTTCGAGGATGACGTACGGGGAGCCGGACGAGTCGTAGAGGGCGAGCCCACCGGCGGTGCCGTCGACCATGGACTGCGCCCAGCTGGTCGGGAGCGTGAGCGTGCCGGACGCGCCCCACTTCAGCCGCGGGCCGGACGTCGAACTGCCCAGCGTCGGCGCCCCGGACGGGCGGGTTTTCTGCGTGACCAGCCACAGGGTGGTGGACTGGGCGGCCGTGATGCCGCCGGCGCTGCGGCGCTTCGCTTTGATCGACGCCGACAGGACTGTGGCGCCGGCCAGGGAGCGCGGGCCCTGCCCGTAGAACGAGCAGCCGACGTGGTTGCCGTTGCCGCCGTACTGGCCCTGGTAGACGTCGTCGTTGTCGGTGCGCCACTTCGTGCCCTGCCGCGATCGGGTCTCGACCGGGTTGAAGGTCCGGGTGCCGGTGACGATGGTCGGCTTGGGCGACGGCGGTGGGGGTAGGGGTTCGACCGGCGGGACCGGGGCCGAAACCCCGTAGCGCTGCACGACAAGCCACAGCCCGTTGAACCTGACGAACGAGACCGGGTCCCCGGCGGCGATCGCCACATCCCGCGGGGCCTGCATGGTGATGTCCTGCCCGCCGACTGTGACGAGGACGGTGCCGGAGGCCTTCGCCGTGGCGGCGATCCCGTAGCCGCTGGGCACGTTGGCCAGGCTCACCCGGTTGCCTGCCGGGTCGCTCATACCGTGCTCACCACCTTCAGGGTCATCGCCCCGGCGACGTACGGCAGCGTCAGTGCCTCGACGGTGCAGAGCAAGTTCGTCACGTAGTCGGTGGTGATCGCCACCGGGTCGCCGAGCTGGATCGTCGGATCGGGTGTGCAGGTGACGGTGAATTCCCGCAACACCGCCTGGCGCATCTTGCGGCGCAGGATGGTGTACGCCGCGCTGATGCACTGGAAGTTGGTGGTCAGCAGTGGTGAGGAGAAGGCGTACGGCACCGGCAGCGGATTCGCCGCGCCGCCGAAGCGGGACCAGGGACCGTTGTTCACGTCGGCCACGCCGCGGACCTCGCCGCCGTCGGCGGCGTACCCGGTCACCACCACCACGTTGAAGCCGCCGTCACGGGTGGAGCTCCCCGAGGCCGACACGAGGGTGCCGCCCCGGGCGTTCGTGAAACTGCGCACCGCGGCCGTCGGCGTGACGTCCGGGACCACCTCGAGATAGCCCTGCTCGTTGACGAACATGTCCGCCGCCCACACGTCGAGCAGATCGCGCAGCGCCGCGAGCCGGTCGTTGTCCCAACTGGCCGCGAGCCCGGCCGTCACCGACCGGTCCGCCGGGGCGGAGTCGAGGTCGGCCGTCAGTGCCGGCTCGATGAGCTGCCGCAGGGTGGAGGCGATCGTGCCAGTCGGCTGGAACGGGCTGGCGAACTTCGCCTCGTCGATCAGGTAGAGCAGCCCGGCGGCGGTGACCCGGATGGACTCGCCGTCGTCGACCGACTCGATGATCAGGAACTCGCCGCGCTGGAACCATTCGATACCGGCCGTGCCGAGGCTCACCCCGAGTGTCACCTTGAGGGTCTGCCCTTTGGCGGCGAGCGGGTGCGTGTCGGTGGTGGGTGTCCAGTCGAACCCGTCGGCCTGCCGGGGGACGGTGAACGAGACCCGTTCCGGCACGTTGAGGCTGCGGTCGCTGTCCTCGGTCGCCGCGGCCACCGGGACCTCGTCGGCCAGCAGCGTCTCGCCAAGCCAGGACGACACCCGCAGGTGGTAGGTGTAGCTGCCGTCGAGGATCGCGCGGGCGGTGGCGCTGACCGGGATCACGTCAGATCCAATCGGTTTGGGCGACGTCGAGGAGGGTCGCACCCGCGCCCATGTAGGTGGCGATGTCCGCGAGCGTGCCGGTGGGGCCGATGTAGTTCGCGATGTCCAGCAAGGTGTAGCCGCGGGCCTGCAGCACCGCCGCCCACCCGTCGGTCTCCGCGTACTCGATCGTGATGAGCCGGCGGGGGTCGGAGCCGTCCTGGCTGAACCGCTTCTCGGTCACCCGGTCCACGGCCAGGTAGGCGTCGATGCCGTCATACGGGTCCCCGCTGACGGTGCTCACGCCGGGTTGGCGAATCTGGACGGTGCCCTCGGTGGCGTCGGCCAGCAGGGCCATCAGGTTGTCGCGGGAACTGGTCGTGTCGGTGAACAGCTCGTAGCTGCCCTCGGCCTGACCCATCTGCCCGGTGATCACGATGTTGCGCCCGCCGACGTTGAACCGTGCCGAGCTGGACGGGGCGTAGGTCTTGTCCCCCACGGCGGTCACGACGACCTCGGCCGCCGCCCCGGTGATCGCGTCGGTCAGGGCGACCTTCCCGCCCGGCAGGGTGTACGTCGTCGTGGCCGTGACGTACTCGGCCTGACCCTCGACGACAGCCACGTACCGCACCGGCACCCCGAACGGGAGCTCGGCGTCGACCACCACGTACGCCGCGTCGATCGTCGCGTCCGTCGTGGCCCCGCGGACCAGGGTCCGGACGCCCGCCACTTCCCGGTAGACGGCAACGCTGTCACCGATCGTCAGCCCGCTGACCGTGATCAGCGCCCGGTGCGGGAAGACGTCCTGCTCGATGGTGGAGATTGTCGCCGCAGGCTTGAGCGCGAGGACGGTCGCCCGGCTGATCGCCGCCGCGCCGCCGGTCACGGTCAGGGCGGCCGAGATGATGTCGGCCTCGGCCGTCTCGACCTTCGTGTAGACCGCCAGCGTCGCGTCGTCGCCGGTCGTAACCGAGGAGAACGCCGCAGCCGTATAGCCGGACGGGACCGTGATCGAGGTCGCGTCGTCCTGCTTCCACGCCGCGATCGTCACCGCCTGGCCTGGGCCGGGGACGTCGAGGGCCGGATAGGTGACGTTCTGCGCGGAGGCGTTGAGGAGACCGGCCGACACCGAGGCGGTCAGCGCGTCCGGGCTGACGCCGCGGTGAGCAAGGATCACCGCCTGTGTGTCGGCGAGGGCCACCCCGCCCGCGAAGGCGACGGTTGGGGCTGTGACGCCGGCCGCATACCACCGGCCGAAGATCGCCAGGTTTCCCGAGGTGGCGATCGGCGCCCAGCCGGTCGGGGTGCTGACGGTGCCCGCCCCGCTGTTGCGGATCGCCGCGGTCAGTACCAGGAGGTCACCGGTCACAAGCCCCGTCGGCAGGGCGGGCACGACTGAGGCGTTGACCCCTGCTGCGACCGCGCCGGCACCGACGTAAGTGATCGTCATCGGGTGCCCACCTTTTGCCGGTACGCCGCGCGGCTCACCGCCTCGTCGACCGTACGATTCGTGTACTCCCGGAACTGGCGCCCGTCGAGGTCGACCCGGACATTGGTCTGGTTGTCCACGGTGACCGCCGCCGGCCCGCCCGTACGGCCACCGCCCGCGCCGTTGGCGAACGCGAAGCTGCTGGACGCGGCAAGGTTCGCTTGCGGGCCCAGCTTCCCGAGCCGCGCCTTGTTGAGTGCCCCAGCGTTGACCTTCACCGTCACCGTGACGGTCTTGCCCTGCACCGCGCTGATCGCCCGCCGGACCTCACGGGCGTTCTCCAGGGCCTTGGCCGCCTCGAGCGAAATCTTGGTGTCTCGCTTCGACGGGATGCCGAGCAGTTGGTTGGCCAAGTTCCGTGCCTCGCTGGCGCCCTTTCCGGCCTTCTCTGCCAGCCTGATGAAGCTGCCCCGCAGGGTCTCGGCGAGAGCAGCGGACTTCGGGCCGACGCCGTTGACCTTGACGAACGCGTCGTAGTTCTGCCTGGCCGCCTGCGCGACGCTCGACAGTGCGTCGCGGTTCTCCCGGCCTTTCGCGCTGTTCAGCGCGAGGTTCCGGCCGTTCTCGCTGATCGTCTTGCTGGCGTTCGAGATGGCGCTGGCAACGCTGGTCGTCGACGAGTAGAGCCCGTTGTTCTGATCGGTCAGTTGACGGGTGGCTTCACGCATCGCGTCTGCACTGGCCGTCGTGGACTGCAACGCGGTGGCCATCTTGTCCGCGCCGCTCTTCGCCGCCTGGAACCCATCGGCCGCAGCGAATGACCCCGAACCGGTCTTGCGGGCAGACTCGCCGGCCCTGTCGAACTGCTGGGCGACCATGCCGATCGGGCCAGCCAGGCCGTACGCGAGCTGCTTGATGACCCCGAACTTGGACAGCACCTCGTAGACCTTCGTGAGCCCGGCGATGACCGGGCCGAGGATCGTCAGGAAGGAACTGAGGACGTCGAAGATGTCGCGCAGGGCCGCCGCGGCACCGCCGGACTGTCCGCCGATCTGCTCGAACAGGTCGCCGACGCTGTTGCCGAGCTGGGCCAGGCCGTCGCTCAAGGCGGCGATGACGGGACCGGCATTGGCGACCAGGGAGTCGATGCCGCGCAGGATGCCCTCGAAGCCCTTGGTGGCGCCGTTGACCAGCGGTTCGACGAACCGCGACGAGTTGGCGAAGATGTTCTTGATCCGGCCGTTGACCCGGTCGAAGGAGTCGCCGATCGTGTCGATGGCCTTGAGGACCGGCTGGATGAACGGCACGGCGTCCTGCTCCAGGGAACCAAGCAGCCGGGTGCCGAGGTCTTTACCCGCGGCCTGCACCCGGGCGTCGCGGGCGGCCAGCAGGACGCCACCGATGACACCGCCGATCCCGGCGCCGCCGATGACCGCGGCGGACAGGGTGGCTGCCAGCAGCGGCGCGGATGCCACCAGCCCGCCGACAAGCAGCGGCCCACCAGCTGCGCCGGCGTCTGTGAGCGTCTGTGTGATCCCGGCGGCGAGCTTCGGCGAGAACCGCTCGATCGCGCTGACCAGGCCCTCGGCGACCCCGTCGCCGGTCTTCTTGCTCTCGCGCTTGACGTTGTCCGATGTGCGCTTGAAGGCACGCTCGGCGGCGGCGAGGGCTTCACCGGTCCGGTCGGACGCGGTCACGTTGATTTCTACGTCGCGGGCCATGCTCACCCCCTCCGGATCTGCTCGGTCGCCCGGTCGAGGGCCTTGTCGATCTCGGCGCGCCACTCGGTGGCTTCCTCGACCGGCTTGGTGAAGAAGCCCGGCGGGACGCTCTGGGTGTGCCAGCTGCCCCTGCTGCGCCGGCCCCAGGACGGGTGCCGGACCCGGCCGCGGTCCAGGGCGTTCATGTCGGAGCGACCGCCGGTGGAGTTCCGGCCGCCCTTGATCGTGATGCTGGCCGCGCGGGAACTCGTCTTGATGGCCAGGTTGATCCGGATGCTCGCGGCCCACTTGTTCAAGCCGCCACGGCTAGGCAGCGTCTCGGTGGCCCGCGCCCGGATCGACTTACGCACCGCAGGAAGCGGCTTGCGGATGCCCGCGCGCAGCTCCTTGAGCACCACCTTGCGGTCGCGGAACGAGCGCAACTCCCGGACGAACTCGTCGATGCTCGTGGCCACTACCCCTCCAATGCCGCCGGGGCTCCGGTCCGCCTGCGCTGCTCTTCGATCAGTTCCTGGAGGTACATGACGTCCTGTGCCTCCCAGACCTCGATCAGGTCCCGGAACGACACCTGCCAGCCGAGCAGGGCCGCCGCGTTGGCGCCGAGCGTGATCAGGCCTCGGCGGACGGAGTCCGGTTCGTAGGGTCCAGCTCGGTGTCCTCGTCCTCCGGGTCACTGGCCTCGACGCACACGGCGTCGAACGCCGGCCACGACAGCTTCGTCAGGCCCTGACGGCGGCTGGCCGTCCAGGCGATGAAACGGGTCATCGTGATCCGCTTGCCAGGGTCGTAAAAGTCCTGGGCCTCGTACTTGGCGACGTCGCGCTGATCAGCGACGACGGTCCACTTCTCGCCGCCATCCATCTCGACGGAGGCGCGGATCTGCATTGCCGGCATCGGCGGCCTGCCCTTCTCGGCGTTACGCGGACTGAGTGAAGACCGGCGCGCCGATCACGGGGATCGTCACGTCGAAGGTGCGGAAGTTGCCCTGCTCGCCGCCGAACGGGATCTGCGTCGGGCGGATCGTGAACGTCGCCTTGTCCTGCCCGGTCCCAGCCTTGGGCTGGTAGACCACGTCCAGGTCGGCGCCCGCGGCGGCAGCGGTACGCAGGGCGGCGCCGAGGCTGAGCGCGCCGAAGTCCTGCACGCCCGCGAGTTCGAGCTCCCACACCGGGCTGTCGGTGTCGGTGATCGTGCCGTCCGGCACCATCGTGCGCAGCGTCTGGGTGTCCTGGTCCGGCACGAGCCGGATCTTCGTGGCCTGGTTGGCGTAGTCGTCCTCGTCGACCGTGAACACGGCGTTCTTGATGACGTGGGCCCGCGCGTAAGCGACCATTCCTATTCGCCTCTCATGGTGAGCATCAGCCCGTAGACGTGGCTGGTTTCGGTGCCGAAGTTGGCGGGGGTGAAGGCGTCCACGTAGCCGACGCCCTCGGCTTCGAGCGTGTCGACCAGGGCATCCAGGTGGGCGTCGATCCACAGGTTGGCGCTGCGCTCGTCCTGCGGCAGGTAGATCCCGACCGCCCACGCGATCATGAATTGCCCGGAGAGTTCCTCGCGCTGGCCTTGGTCGAGGTGCGGCCACGCGTCGCCTGGCTTGGGTGTGCCGGGCCGGTACTCGTAGCCGCGGACGTCATCGACCAGGTCGAGGGCCGCCTTGTATTCGGCGCGCTTGCCGGTGAGGCTCATCAGGCCACCAGCAGCTTCCAGTGCGGCTTCTCCAGTCGGCGCACCTCTGGGTCGTACGTCGACTGGACGTTGGGCACGTCGCCCTCGGGTGGGCTGCTGGTGGGCTGCGAGCGCAGGCTGAGGTTGCGCTGCACCCGCCGCATCAGCGCCCCGCGCAGGTCGTCCGGGTAGAACGCGGGGATCGCGCAGGCCGAGCGCTGAGCCGCGGACTCCACGCCCAGCGCGTTGGCCAGGTCGCCGTCTTCCCAGGAGTGTTCGCCGAGGTAGCTGTTGACGTCGGCAACGGTCGGCATCGCGCCTGCGGCGGTCGGCGCCACGGCGGTCACCGCGAACGCAGTGGCGCCGTACAGGGTCGTGGAGACTGTGGCGATGTGCCGGCCGGGCGTCGCGAGTGTGTACGCGGCCCGGCACGAGCCGCCGTTGATGGCGGTCATTGTCGGGACGGTCGTGGTGCCGTCCGGCTTAGTGATGGTGACCACCGGCGTCTCGCCCGTGGTGTAGCCGTCCAGGTCGGTAACCCTGACGGTGATCGGCCATTGGTCGCCGACCAGGCGTTGCGTCTGGGTGGAGCTCAGCGCAGCAACCGGCATCGGGTCACCTCGTCTCGAACGCGGGGTTGGCAGTCAGGGACAGCTCAAGGAGCGCAGCGGCGGTGACCATTTGGGTGCCGCGCACGGTGTGGACCGTCTTGCCGTCGATGCCGGGGGACAGGCCGAGCGCGCCCGTGGCGGCTCCGGTCAGGACCAGGTCTCCGGCTGGTGAGCGGTGCACCCGCAGCAGCACCCGCAGACCGGCCGCCGTGTCGACCAGTTCGCTGGCCCGCCCGACGCGCTGGGCGTGGTCGTGGTCGCGCAGCAGCCACACCGGGCCGGTCGTTTGGACCCAGCCCCGCTGGAACCAGAACCGGCGGCTACCGGCTTGAGCCGGCCGGTCGTAGGGGACGGCAATCCCGGCGATGGTGCGCGCGGCGAAGTTGACGACCAGCGCATCCATGCCGACACCCCTGCTCAGTACCGGTTTCACCAACCAGTGACGGGCACGTGACCTGCGGGTTTGGGTGTCAGTGACACCAGTTGGCCACAGGCGGGGAGGGTGCGCGGGGCCCGGCCGCTCGGGCAGCGGACCCCGGCACGTCTCCTACTTGTCGTCCGGCTTCGCGGCCTGCTTGTCGGCAGGCTTCACCGCGGCCTTCGACGCCGACAGGCGCGGCTGCTTCACTGGCTCCGGCTGCTCGGGCTGTGCCGGTTCCGGGTGCTCACCGTCAGGGGTCGGAACCATTTCCGCCTCCTTCTCCGTGCCGGGAATCAGATGTGCGTCCTTGTCGGCGACCGGGTTGCCCGGCGCGTACGCGAGGAACTGGCCGTCCTCGTCGCCGTCCCGGACCAGACGGCCGTCGCTTGTGCGCCAGAGGCGCTCGGTTGCGGTCTGCACGTGCTCCCCCTTAGTCCGGCATCTCGACGTAGCCGACGACCACGTCGAACGCGCCCGCGGTCAGCGCGGCCACGGCGACGGTCGCCTGCAGCTTGCGGGCCACTGTGGTCTTCACGCTGGCCGCGCCGGTGCCGACCGGGAGCAGGCTCTTACGCCCGGTCGTGGACCACGGTGCGCCGGAGATCGCGGCGGCGGCGAGCAGGTCACCGGCACCCTCGGCCATCACGGCGATGGTGGCCGAACCGCCCGAGGTCGGCACGGTGTCGACTTCGATGAACCCGGTCAGGATGACCGCGTTCGCTGGGATCGCACCGACTGAGGTCAGGTCGATAGTGCTGACCGCACCGCCGTCGACGGCGAAGTCGTACCGGCCGCGGGCCCACTTCATCTGGCCGCTGGGGAATCCACCCGTGTAGGGCATGTCGTTGGTCTCCGTTCCTGATCAGGCGATGCCGGTGACGGTGGCGAACGCCTTCGGGCGGTAGAAGATCAGCGCCGCGCGGATGTCGGCTCGGATCGCCTGCTTGCCGTTGGTGAAGAAGTCGGCGTGGCTGTTGGAGATCTGCACGTCGATGCCCCGGCGGACCGCGAGCTCCGAGTAGTTGCCGAAGTCGCCGACCACGGCGGTGCCGGCGGTCAGGCCGAACGCCTCGACGACCGGCAGCCCCCAGATCCGAGCAGGGCCCGGCTCGGACGGGTTGCCCCAGATGTAGATGCCGTCGCTGGTGCGCAGCAGCCGCACGATCTGCCAGTCGAATGGGTTCCACACGGTGACGTCCGGCAGCGCCAGCCCGTTGACCTTGACTTTGGTCATGGCCTTGTAGATGGCGTCCGGGATCGGGTCGGCGCCCTTGGCCTGGGTCTGGATGCCCGCGGTGTTCAGCAGGCCCGTCAGGCTCGGCGCGGTGCCGTTGCCGGACAGCAGCTGGCCGTCCAGGCGCTGGCGGACCATGAACGGCAGCCGGTTGTTGATGTAGGCACGCGCCCGGGGCTCGTCCTCGAGCGTCTCGTCGGTGACCGGGATCCACGTGCCGATCTTCCGGACCGGTGAGGTCCGCTCGGTCAGGGCGAGCGCCGACTCCGGGTACGGGGCGCCTTCGAGGATTTCGCCGGCGTTGTTCGTGAAACCGGTCTCCTCCATGTAGACCACCGCGGCCTGCGACGTGGTGGTCTGCGGGACGATGTCCAGGAGCTGGATCGGCCGGGTCACGTAGTCGACGATCCGCGGGCCGCGGACGGTCTCCGGGGTGCCGACCGCCGTGGTGTCGAACAGGGCCTTCAGAGTGATGTCGAGGCGGACTTCCGGCCCGACCGCGCCCTGCTTGCCCTTGAACGCCATCGACTCGACGAACATGTCACCCAGGCTCTTGGTGACCTGAGAGCCGCCGCGGGCCTTGAGGTCGCCCTGCTCGGTGCCCTTCTCCTGGCCGCCGTCCCACTCCTTCGAGCGGGCCGCGGCGCGGGCGACGGCCTTGAGCCGGTCCACCTCGGCGCCGGTGGCGTCGATCTCCTCGTTCAGGGAACGGATCGCTTCCACCTTCGCGGCGGAGTCACCGTCCAGTGACTTGACCTTGGCCATGTCCATCTCGGGGCCGGCCTCGGAGAAGATGCCGTGGAGCGCCCTGTTCTTCGCGTCGAGCTTGCCCAGCGCTTCCTTGAGCGCCGGGAACTCCAGCATGTCGGTCATACGGTGATACCTCGCGTTCGGGCGATGTGCCGCAGGTACTGGACCTGTACGGCTGGCGGAGTGGTGACGTCGGGCTCGGGGACCACCAGCAGCCCGGCCAAGCGCTTGCACTGCGCCTCGACCCGGCCGAGCAGCGCCGCAGATTCGGCGCCGAGCCCCTTGCCCTTTTCCTGCCGCTTCGCCATGACGTCCGCGGCGCGATCGGCGAGAGCTTCGAGGTCGGCCAGGACCGCCTCTGCCTCGCCGGCGAAAGTGAGGCCGCTCTTCACGGCCAGGTTGCGGGTGCCGACACCGGCACCCTTGATGACGGGCGAAATCTCCCCGCCGGGGGTGATGTGCTCGAGGAACCGGACCTGCTTGCCGTCGAACTCACCGAAGCTGTACTTGTCCGGCAGGCACGAGTAGGACCACTCCTGCAGCGGGCCCATGTTCTTCACGACCAGGAACGTCTCCCGGCCACCCGTGGTGTCCAGGAAGAACTGACCTTCGAGGATGGCCTCCGTGGGGGTGGTCCGGACGACACCCTTACCGACCGGCAGGGCACCCTCCCATGACTTGTGCCCATAGGCGGAGATCATCCATTCGGCGCCGTCGTCGAACGCGCCGGGCAGGGTCACGTCCCCATCGGCGTCGGTCACATTGAAGGTGGAGAACACCGCGGTCACGAGACCCTGGTCGGCGTCTTTGACCTGCACGCCGTGGAGCGCTTTGCTGGTGATCACTGCTGGCCTCCCGGGACAGGATCGACGGGTTCGATGGTCGGGTCGGTGACCGGCTCGGTGCCGGTTCCCGGGGGCTGAAGCTGGACGCTGAACAAGCCGGAGTGCTTGCCCGCGAGGCGGGACAGATCGTCGGACTCAAGGAACGCGATCGCTGCGTCGGGCTCGTAACCGGCGTCGAGGAGCTGCCTCAGCGCGATCGCCTTGATCTGCTGGATCTGGGCGATGTCCTTGGCGTCCTCGCGCACGAACGCGATGTCGCGTTTGTCGATGCACAGCTCGGCTTGGCCGGCGGGGCGGGTGAACAGCGTCTCCAGGCTCGCGGCGGCGTCGTTCCACAGGTGGTTCAGGGTGCCGTCGGAGACGTTGCGCCGGGCCGCCGAGTAGTTGCCCGCGTTGAGGCTGGATCCCGACAGCCCCTCCGACAGACCCACGACTACCGGGTGCACTCCGGCCGCTGCGGCGATCCGGGTCTCACCGGCCCCGGTGATGCTCTTGAAGTCGAGCTGCTGCATGTCCGCGCCAATGATGTTGACGTCTGCCCCGCCGCCCATGAATAGGGTCTTGTAGGCGTTGCGCGGGCCCTCGTGGCTGTCCTTGAAGCGGGCCACGAACTGGTCGAACACCTCCGGGTCGACGTCCTTGTCGAGCGTCACCACCGTCTGCAGGGTGGCGCCGTTCTGGAAGCGCCTGACCTTGTGGTCGGTGGCCGCCCGGTCCGAGGTGATCTCCCGCAGCACAGGCGTCAGCCAGGACATCCCCCGGAACCGGGCGATCGGGTCCGGGACGGGCGCGTAGTGGCACACCTCGGACGGCATCAGCAGGACCGGCTTCCGCAGCTCCGAGCTGCCGGTGACCGTGGTCGCGTAGGTGGGCTCATACATGAGGCCAATGACCTGCGTGTCCAGGGCGTATGGGTCGCCAGAGTGCGAGCCGAGGATGAGGGTCACCCAGTCCGGGCGGAGCCGTACGAGGCGCTTAGACGGGCCCTGGGCGGCCTTGCCGTACCGACCTTGAGCGTCGCACGTCGTCACGTAGGCGTTGCCCGCGTAGGTGGCGTCGACTTCCATCCACGACAGCAGGTTCGTCAACGTGCCGCCGGGCCACGGGCGGCGTAGCAACGCCAGGTCTGGGGAGTCGTAGAACGGGCCGAGCTGCCCGTTGACCCGGTCGCGCCACAGGAAGTTCCCGTCGGCGAACACCCGCATCCGGGCGTAGCAGCACGCGAACACCGGCCCGGATGCTTTGCCGGCCCCGGTGGCGTAGCCCTCGAAGTCGTGCTCGATCGCTTCCTTGTCGGGCGCCCACGAGCCGACCAGGGCGTGCCGGAGCGATTCACCCTGCCAGAACGGCGCCTCGGTGAACTGCTTGCGCTGCACACCACGGCGCTGGGCGGCGACCCGGTCCAGGACGCCCATCAGCCGCTCGCCTCGTCACGGGAACCGTGGGCGTCGTCCCAGCCGACCTTCACGGCCGCCGCACACCACGTGGTGGCCAGCCACACACCCGCGACGAGCAGGTGGGCGACCCGGCCGGCGCCGACCAGCAGCCACGCGACAGCCGACAGCAGCACCCGGGCGAGCCCCAGCATGGTGCGGCCGAAACCCCACTGCCGGGCCTGCGCAGAGATTCGGGCGGTCTGGTCCACCGACAGCGCCTCGATCACGGTCACTGCGGGACCTCCATCAGTTGGTCAGGCGTACGCGGCCATCGGGATGCGTGGCCCGCGGCGGTGCACGCGTGGGGTGGCGTCACCGAACACGGCCAGGGAGGCCGCACCCAAGGTGGCGATATCGCCGGTCAGGTCGTGGCGTTCCCACGCCCACGAGTTGCCGATCTTCCGTTTCGCAGCGGACTCGGCCGCGTCAGTCACGGACTGCTGGCCGAGGTGCCACAGGTTCGGCTCGGCGCCGGTCAGCCCGTCGTACACGAGCTGGCACCCGGTCACCACGTCGGACACATTCGCCCGGTGCACCACGAGGCCCGCCTTCTCGGCCTCGTCGGCGACGGCCTTGTCGTCGATGACCAGCACCGACGGTTTGTGTCGCTCCAGTTGCTTCAGCCGGGCCACGATCCAGTGCGTACCGGGCCGGTAGTCGTCGCCGTCCTGGTCGTTGCCGGTCAACTCCATGAGCCGGCCACCACCGACCCGCGAACCTGCAGCCGCGATCGCGCAGTACGAGCGGTCCGGCGGGACATACACGCCGATCGCCGGGCGGCCCTCCAGGTCCGCTTCCGGGTCTGACTGCCTGAGCCATGCCGCCTGGGGGATGACCTGCCAGCCCGGCGTCAAGCTCTGCACCCGCTGGCACAGGCACTCGGTGCGGAAGACGCCCTCCGGGTCGGTAGCCAGCGCGGACGCTAGCGCCTGCTCGGTGACCGTGAACCCCAGTGACGGGTTCGCCGCCGCCCACGCCCGCCGGTCCTGCAAGCGGCAGTCCAGGGCGTGACCCGACTCGAGGATGCAGGTGCAGCAGATGTCGTCCGGCGCGGACCACTCGAAGTGGCCCAGGCTGAAGTCAGCGCCATCGCCGGCAGCAGCAGCCCGGCCCTTCGCCTGCAAGTCGTTCAGGACGATCGACTTGTCGTCGCCGGCGTTCGAGTACGCCCACACCTGCGCGTTCGGGCGGGCCATCGTCGTCTTCGTGACCGCGCCCCACGAGTCCCACGACTGGTGCTCGCGCAACTCGTCCATGTTCACGTCGTCGCCGGACAGACCACGACCACCCTTGCGGGACGCAGCGGCGATCTTCCACCGGGACCCGTTGGCCAGCTTCAGTGCCTTCTTGCCGTTGGTCTTGTCGACGTGCGCGATCTCGGCATTGAGTTCCGGGATGCCCTGGACGATCTCGACGGCCTTGTCCCAGGACTCCTCGGAGATGTCGAGGTTCTGCGCCGTGCCGATGACCAGCGGCACCTGCAGCACGAACATCTTCCACAGGTTCTTGATCTCGACCAGGGTCGTCTTGCCGTTCTGCCGGGCCACCAGGACCAGGACCGTGCGGAACCGGAACCGGCCGGTCGGCAGCAGCTCCAAGGCGTGGATCAGCAGCCAGCGCTGCCAGGGCAACACGCTCAACCCGATGACCTGCTCGGCGAACTCCACCGCCGAGAACCCCAGCGACGTCGCCGGGGTCAGCGCACACCCACACCCGCACGGACCCGGGCGACCGGTGACCAGCGGAAGGGTGAACAGCCTAGGAGTCGTGCTGCCCAGAAGCTGTGGCGCGTAGCTGAGCAAGCCTGCCCCCCATCGGCTTGTCCCGCTTGAACGCCTGCCGCGCGGCAGGCGCCCCACCCAGGTCCCGCAGGACACCCTGCAACTGCGGGCCGAGCCAGCCGACCGTCTTGGTCACCTCGCACATCGCCTCGAGCTTTTTCAGCCGGCGAAGCGCGCTCTCGTCACCCGCGAGATCCCGGCGGACCTGCTCGAGCTCCTCCGCCCGGTCGATCGCCTTCTCGATCTCCTCCGCCTGCCGCAACGCCAGCGTCTTCATCGCCTCGTCAGCCGGGGTCAGCCAATCCATCGCCCCGACGGCGGACTTCACCGCATCGCGCAGGTCCGGCGCCCGCTCCCCGGACTTCGACGGGACGGCGGCAAGACGGCGGGCAGCCATGGGGGTACTCCCTCGCGGTCGGTGGGTACGGGGGCATTCGGGGGGAGAAAAAGCCTGACTGCGGCGAGGGTCTTGGGTCCCCCTAGATCACGTACCTTGGGTGCCCCGGTCCGGTGTGATCTCGATCGTTGCTTCACCAGTTGCGTGAGCGTGTGATGCGCGTCGCGGTTGAGCGATTGTGCTGTGCCTTGGCCTGCCCTGCACGCCGGTTGCACCCTCGGTGGGCCAGGCCCTGGTAGCCCTGCCTGTCCTCGGTGTGGTCGAGGTCGAGGCGTGCTGTGTCGCTGAGCCACATGGGTTGTCCGCATCGTGCGCACGGTTGACCGTCGGGCATGGTGGCCAGGGCCTGGCGCCGGGCCTGCTGGTGTGCCCACCCGTACCCGCGCTGGTTGGTGCTGCCCCGTGGTTGTGACACCCGTGTCTGAGGCGTGGGGTCTTGTCGTTCGCGGGTGAACCAGTAGGCCACTGCTGCGACGTGGCGTCGTGGGTTGGTGCGCCGTGCTGCCCGGTGGATGAGGACGTGCTCGGGTTCGACGAGGTGCACCTGTTCGGTGGCGTGGATCTGCAGGGCGAGTGCCTGGCGTATGCGCCGCCCTGGTGCGCAGCGGATGACCCACGCTGTGCCGTGCTGCATCGCAGCGACCTGCTTGAGTGCGCGTTTCATGGCACGGGCACCAACAGCGTCCTGGTCGAGGATGAGGTCGCCGGTTTGGGCGTGCTGCTGCACGTGGGTGGTTTTGCCTGCGCATGGTGGCCCGGTGACGAGGACGACCCGGCGCATCAGTTGGCCAAGACGAGGACGACGCCAACCCCGATGAAGCAGGCGACCGGCCAGGCGATGGCGATGGCGATGAGCCAGTCGGTGCGGGTGCGCATGTCCGCCTCCTCGGCGAGGGGCAGCGCACAGCAGGCTGGGGATGCTGCCGTGCGCCACCTTCCCCCGGACGCGAAGAAGCCCACACCGGCGAGGGTGTGGGCTTCTCTGCGAACTCTATGGGCTAGGACTTTCGCGCAGCCTTCGACATCTGCACCAGTCCGGCAAAGGTCATGTTAGCTGAACCGTCAACTACCTGGCGAGGACGACCGAACCGAGACTCCCGCGTGTTGTGCTCCGCGTCGACCAGGTCGTCCCAGCGGAAGATCCAGGCACGTGCCCGGTTGCGTCCAGCCGGGTTGACTTTCCCCGTGCGTACCCAGCCCCGGATGGTGTCCGCGGTGACGTCCGGCCCGAGGCGTTCGATGGCCTCAGGTGTGGTGATGTACTCGACGCCGTTCAGGACCGTCACTGACTGGTCTCCTTCGGGGAGGTCTGTCGGTCGCCCGCCAGGAGCGCGTCGGCCGGGTCAGGAGGGATGACCCAGGTCTCGCTGTCGAACGGGCGGGTGAGCAGGTCGGTGTCGTCTACGACCAGGGCCGGCCGATCGGTGCTGCCGCATCCCTGGCACTGCCCGTGCATGCCCCACAGGTAGGCGCTGCGCCCGTTGGCTTGGTCGGCCTGGGTGGTGATGTCGACCAGGTCGACCTCGACGGGGGTGTCGCAGGTCTTGCAGCGGTGCGTGATCACGTTGCAGCCTCTCCGGCCTTGGACAGGATCGCCAAGGCCGCGATGGCGTTGGCCTTCGCGGTGAGCAGCGGCGCGGCGAACGGGTTGCCGCGCTCGTCGCGGATGAGCAGCCAGTCGTCGCCGTGCTCCTTGCGGAATTCGGCGAGGGACTGACCGATCTCGTGGACCGATTGGGTGAGCTGCTCGGCCAGTTCTGCGTACCCCATGGCGGTCATCTGCTTCTCCTGTCGCTCGTTCACGCTGTCTCCTGGTTGTTCGACGTGGTTGGGCTGGCCGTTCGGGTGCGATCGAGGATCCGGAGCAGTCGGCTCAGGACACCAATTGCAGACCTGGACAGTCACTGACTGGCCTCCTTCGAGGAGATCTGTTGGGCGAGACGTTCCCAGCTCGCCTCGATCCAGATGTGAGGGTCGCCGAACTTCCGGTCGGGTTGGTTGCAGCCGCAGCTACGACCGGAGCAACGGCACTTGGTGTTGGTGCACACGACGTGCCATTCCTCGTACCGCTCGGAGCTGGTGTCGCGGGCGAGGGACCGTCGGCCGCAGGCCAGGCACTCAGCGGCCATGGGCGCCCGGTTCGGTCCGCACCCGGACACCGCGGTCGCGAGGTTGGTGGCGTCGACCAGCGCCCGGTGGGTGGTGTTGATGTTGGCTTGGTCGCCGTCCTGCAGCCGGGGCGCGTTGGTGGATATCCAGTTGAGGTCGTTGCGGAATCGGTGGTCGACGTCGCCGTTCAGTGGTCGGTAGTCGACCTTGTACTTGCGGCCGCGCATGTGCCAGGCCATGGCGAGCGCGGTGTGGTTGACGTCCTTGGCGATGGTGTCGCGGGCGTCGATGGCGTTGACGTCCGCCGGCGCCCCGTTGTGCCCGGTGACGAGCTTGCCGTTGCCGAGGAGTTTCTGCCGGTCGGCGCGTTCGGCGGCGGCTTGCTGGTCGCGCTTGGCGGTGGCGCTTTCGGTGAGCGCTCGCTGGTTGCGCCGGGCGCGCCCGGGGATGGTGGCTTCGGCCAGCCACCCCCAGGCGGTGCGCAGCTGCCCGCACTGGGCGAGCAGGTGGTCGACGGTGCTCACTGGTCCTGCCTTTCACGGATGGCCTGGTCTATTTCGCGTTGGAGTTCGCGGCCGAGGCGTCGCCGCACTTGCCGCGGGGTCTTGGCGACGTCAGGGCAGTCGGGTCCGGGTGGGGCCGAGCAGGACGGGCACCACGACCGCGATGCCCGTCCCGGGAGGCGGTCGATGGTTGCCATCACTCGGCGTCGCGGTTCCACGGGGTGTTGATCCGGTCGCCGATGAGCACTCCGAGGATGAGCACCCACATCAGGGCGGTGATGGTGTCGACGATGTTCACTCGCTGCTCCCCTGTTCGTCCGTGGTGGCGGCCACGGCTGGTTCCGTGCTGGGCGGAGGGACACTGTGTCCCTCCGCGAGGTCGTTGCGTGGATCAGTGCGTGCAGTTGTCGCAGCAGCGGATTCCGCTGTCGCCGTCTTCCGGGTCGCCGAGCTCTTTGAGCGTCTGGCAGCCGACCGGGGTCACGACGCAGCAGGTCGGCTTCGTCCCGCCGAACCAGGGGGCGACGGTGACTCGCTCGGCTTCGGTCTTGAGGCCGGCGATGACCTGCCGGTCGAACCAGCCCTGGTTCCATTCGTCGTCGGTGAGGACGTCCTCGGGCCAGATGCGGTCCGGGTCGTCGAGCGCGCGTTCCCAGTAGGCGCTGAAGTCGGACGGCGTCATTGGGCATCCCTCGTTTCGTCTGCGGTCACTGCGGAACTTCTGTCGCGGTCTTCCTTGGCCCGGTAGCGCTGCTGCAGCCCCCACGCCCGGTTCTCGGCGAACACCACGCGTTCGTTCCGCCGCCGGTCCCGGGCGGCGATGGTCTTCGCTACGGCGGCCTTGAGGCGGGCATCCCAGTCGATGGCGGCGACCGCGGACTGAGCGTCGAAAACCGACAGTGGCACTGCTGGTTTCTCGGCCGACTCTCCGCTGCTGGCGCGGAGAGTCGGGTGTCCATCGCCGTGGACGTCCTTGGCGGTCATCCGGCGGCCTCGAGTTCGCGGATCTGTGCCTCGACCCGGGCGGCGTCCTCGGGGTGCTGTTCGGCGTGCTCGATGAGTTCCTTGATGCGCTGGGTACGGCGGCCGGCGACCAGGTCACGCAGCCACACGTAGGTCCGCTTGTCGGGGCCGAGAAAGTAGACGGGGGCGGTGCTGCCGAGCCGGGCGTGGCCTTGGATGAGGTCCTGGGCGATGCGCAGCGCGATGGGGTGCCCGTCGGCGTCACGGTGGCTGGGGGCGTTGCTGTTGGCCTGGCGGCGGTTGAGCGGCCCGCCCTTGTAGCGGATGTTCACGCTGCTGCCCCGCTTTCGTCTCCCTTGCGCCAGTACTCGCGGTCCAGGTAGGCGGACAACCCGTACCAGTCGCAGGCGTCAGCGAACGCCTGAAGGTCGGCACCGACCTGCTGCAGCCGGTTGAGCTGCGCGACCGTGGCGTGCTCGGCGTACCAGGCGCGGGTGTGCTCGGCGTCCTGGGTGGTGCCGCCGCCGCGGCGCACGTACTCGAGGTAGCAGGCGGCGGCGACCAGGTTGTCCAGCCCGCCCGGGCTCCAGTCACCGGTCGTGGCGCAGATGCTCATGTAGTCGGTGAGCCCGTATTCCGGGTCGAGTCCGTGGAACTCGATGCTGTCGGGGTCGGTCATGCTGCTGCCCTCCGGTCGGTGCTGGTGATGAACGGTGCGAGTGCGACGGCCCGGTGGTCGCGTCGGCAGGCCCCTCCGCAGGCGCCGGCGTCGATGGTGTGGACGGCGTCTTCGGCTTCCTGGGCGGTGGCCCAGAGCATGACGGTGGTCCCGCGGCAGTAGCTGACGCTGGCGTAGGCGCCGTACCTGTAGCCGGTGACCCAGTGGGCCTTGGGCCAGGCGCAGCGGGCCCAGGTTGCGGGTGTGCGGTGGGTGCGTTCGCATCGATGGTTGCGGTAGGTGATCACTTCGTGTCCTTTGTGTCTGGGGACTGGTGCGAGCGATCCGTCGTGGGGCCAAGCGGTGGGTGGGCCTAGTGGGCGGGAGGGTGGGGCTCCCTCATGTGGGCGCTGGGGGTTAGTTCGCTAGATAGTTCGCAGATAGTTCGCAGTGGCCTCTGGGTGCTCGGCAGGGGGTCTGAGCAGCGGCTTTGCTACCCGCCGTCGACTTAGTTCGCTTAGTTCGCTTAGTTCGCAGGCACCAGAGATTGGGGTAGCTAGTTCCTGGTGCTCTAACAGAGAGGATCAAGGCCAGGAGCTGGGAGTATTTATAGATATCTATATTTTCTATTACGTGTATAGGGGAAGCCGCGTACTCCTCCTCGCCCTCCTCGTCTCTGACCCCACCCCCGCGAACTAAGCGAACTAAGCGAACTAACCTCGACCTGAGGCGAGTTTCCGCAGCTCACAGTGGGTCTCCTTGGGGTTTCGGGGGTTGCGAACTATCTGCGAACTAACCTGCGAACTAACCCCGCGCACGGCGGTAGTAGGTCGCCGGCCGCCCGCCGTTGGGTCCGCGGTACGGGTACGCCTCGTAGTCACCGCGGGCGAGCAGCTTGTCGAACAGGGCATCGAGTTCCTTCGCGGTCTTGTGCCGCTGGAACAGCTCGACCGAGACCGCCTTTCGGCCCTGACCCTCTTCGCGTTCGTTCAGGTACTCCATGAGGCGACCGAGGTCTTTGTCGCCGGCCTCGGACCCGAACACGTACCGGGTGCTGTCCTCGATGTAGTCCCACGCGGCGAGTGCTGCCTTGACGTGCCGTTCGCTGATCGTCAGCTCACCGTCGAGCAGCGCGTAGGTCAGCGACATACGGGCTGTGTTGGCGTGCCAGCGGGCGAGCAGGGACTTGACCGGGGATTCGGACTTGTCCTTGCGCCGCTCGTCGAACCGGCGGTGGTATTCGGCGATCCACAACTTCCGTCCGGCGTCGTCACGGAACAGCTCACCCTTGCCCTCGGATGCCTTATGCAGGGTGGCGCGGGTTTCGTACAGCCGGTCCCCGAACGCCTTCAGTTCGCTGCTGGACGGCGAGGAGCCCTCGGGCAGGGTCTTGCTCATCCGGGAGCAGACGAGCATGAACCGGTTGGCGAGCCCGTTGGCCACGTCGGTGCTGCTGAGCTTGGTGACGAGCTCGGCGGGGGTGATCTGCGGGGTGATGACGATGTGGCTGCCGGTCGACTTCACTGGTGAGCCCGAGGTCATCGATTGCAGGACCATGTCGTCGTACGCCTCGCGGAGCGTCGCCGACAGGCTGTTTCCGTCTCTGCGGGACTTCTCCAGGACGCTCACGAACTCCGGGGCGTCGACCCAGAGGCGCTTGTCGTGGACGCCTTCGTCGAAGCCCTGCTCGTTCGGGTCGTCGCCGCTGGCGTCCCGAACAGCCTTGATGAGTCCCTCACCGGTGGAGAGCCCGCTGGCGAACTGGAACGTGTTGCTGCCGAACTTGATCCAGAAACCTCGGGTCACGGATACGGCGGTTCCCTTAGCGCCGGTCGAGCTGTCGCCGCAGATCAGGGGCCACACCTTGGGGGTGTGGCGCGTGTTGCCGCCAGCGACGAAGTAGCCGGGCCCGTACCAGCATCCGACGGTGGCCAGAAACAGGTGCAGAACGGCAGGTGGGTCCGCTTCGGTGTGCGGGTTCCACATACGCACGAAGTCGCCGGCGAGCCCGTGCAGAGCGGCAGGCCGCAGCAGCGGCCAGGCCGGACCGGTGGAGATTGCTGGCTTGGGCTCCCCTTCGGTGACGGCTGCCGACTGCGGCGGGGCAGAGGGTCCCTGACGTTCGCCTCCGTAGCCGTCGCGCCGGAGTTGGGCGGCGGCGTTCCGGTTGTCGCCGTTGTGCTCGAGGATGGCGTACGCCCGGAACTTGGTGATGGACACTTCGGTTGGGAACTCGGTGGAGGTGGACCACACCCACAGCCCGTCGTAGGTGCCACCGGTGCGCGCGGACCACCCGATGCGCTTGTCGTCGCCGGGTCGCCGCCAGTAGTCCATGTCGCCGCGCCGGTAGACGAGTGTCCACCCGTGCGGCTGGAGGATGTCGGCCCATCCTGTCTGCCGTGTGTAGGCGTCGCCGGGTCGTTCGGTGCCATCTGAGGTCGGCTGGGCCGGTTCGCGGGGTGCGATCGGCTCTGGCTCGGGCATCTCGTCGAGCACGGCGTGGATGGCGGCGAACAGCGCCACCCGTTCATCCCAGGTGATCGTTTCGATGCGCCCCGGGACGCTGTTCTTGCTGAACGTCCAGGGCAGCCCTGACTGGTGTACGCGCCCGTGGCTGGGTGCGACGACGACGAATCCGCCCTCACCGCGGGTCTCGGCGAGCACATATGGTCGGGGCTGGTTCGGGGACTTCTTAAGCAGTTCGTGGTCGGTGGCGGTCAGTTCCTCGGACTTCTTCGGTCGGGAGGCGATCTTGGTGTTGCCGGGGACCGCTTTACCGTCGAGTCGATAGATGAAGTGGATCCCGCCGGAGGGTGTGTGTTCGGCGTAGCCGCTGACAAGCCGCTTCCAGACCTCGTGGACTCCGGCGGCCTTGAGCGCCGGGATGAGTCGGTCGCGGGCGCCCTCGTTGACAGCGCGGCCCTCGAGCTCGAACATCTCGACGTTGCCGGAGATGGCACCCATGATGACGCCAACCCCGGTTCGACTGGCGCCGTCGTACCACTCGCCGATCTTTTGGGCGGTCGGCTGTTCGAGCTTGTACGCCTCCCATCCCTTGAGGTCGGGACGCTTCTCGCCGTTCTGCTTGACGGGGACGACGGAGAAACCGGCGGCGTGCCACCGGTAGGCGGCTTCCCGGACGTCCTCAGCCGTGAACGCGTCGGTGTCGTTGAGGACGACGGTCACAGAACACCGCCGAGTGGCCCCCGGAACGCCTGCTCGGCGGCTTCTTCTTTCGTGGGAAGTCCGGCGGCCGTGAGCACGTCGGCGAGGCTGGCCTCGGTGGTGGTGTTGCCGTGCTCGTCGATGACCACGACCGGGCCGAAAGCGTCGGCCATCCCGGAGTTGACCAGGGCGCGCCGGAGCAGGCCCCTGGTGTTGTCTATGAACTCTTTCGACCAGGGGCCTTCGAGCATGGCGCGCATGGCGAAGCTCCGGCCGGCGAGCGGCAGGTACTGCTTGCCCCCTTCGTCGTTGACGAGCCATTCGAGTTCGGCGACGTCCCCGGTGTCCTCTTCGAGGTCGTCGAGGAACATGGCGTAGAGGTCGTCGTGGCCCATGCCGGACACCCGGAGGATGTCGGTGAGGTTCATCCAGAAGTCGTCGTCGGCGTCGTTGACGAACAGGGGCCGCACGGTGCCGAACCCGTACCAGTCGCGCTCGCAGGTGACGATGACCGGCCAGCAGTTCCGACTTTCGCAGAAGTTGGCGATCTGGAAGGGCTGGTCCGCGTCGATGGTGGTCAGGTCGCCGCGGTCGAGCTGCCGGTTGGTGCGGTCGCGGACGCTGCCCGCGTAGTCGGCGGGGGTGGCGATGGCCCGCCCGGTGGTGGGGGAGCTGGTATGAGTCGTTTCGTCGGTGCTGTCATCGGATACCGCCGCCACGGTGTTATCAGGTACCATCAGATCAACAACTTTCGATATTGATCACCCCGGCCGCAGCTCCCCAGCTACGTAGGTCGGGGTGATCGTTTTCCGGGGGATGACTTGCCAAGCCCGGGGGAAGGCTCCGGCTGGCTCAGGCGGCCTTTGACTCTTCGAGGCCAAGCAGGTTGAGCAGGTGCTGCACCGGAACGACGGTGCGCCGGCCAGCCTTGAGCGCCGGGAACGGAAGCTCACCAGCGCGGTAGAGCTCACGTGCTTTGTCCCGGCCGACGCCGAGGACGATCTCGCAGGCGGTGTAGAGGTCGGTTCGGACGCCGAGAGCCTGCACGTCAGCGGCGGTCCACGTGCGCCGAGTCGTCGTCTTAGACATCAGGCGGGCACCTTTGAGAGCCGTGGCGGGTCCACTACGGGAGCCGCCTGGAGCAGTGCGAGGACGGGAACCTGAAGAACGCTGGCGATGGTGTAGATCAGCCGGGGCCCGGCGTTCCGGGCTCCCGTCTCGATGTTGCGGATGTGGTCCTCGTGGGCTTCGACGCCGTGGTCTTGCCGGAGCCTGGCGCAAAGGTCTCGAACGCTGAGGCCACTGCGTTCGCGCAAGGCACGGAGCGCAGCGCCGTTCGTGCGCTGGGTTCGTGTGGTGTTTCGTGGCATGAGTCGATGATGTGACGGGATCGGGCGGGAGTCAAGCCTTTCTGAGCTTAGATGAGCCCTAATCACTCAGAAGCGGGCCACGGCGGGTCGAGTTGAGCCCTTCCGAGCCCGGAACCATTGTTCCCGCCCCTTCCCGTCAACTAGGGTTCGGCTGTGGACACAGAGAACGCTGAAGAGAAGGCGGCGAGACGGTTAGCTGCGGAGGTCGAACTTGCCCGTCACAAGCACAAACTGACGCAGCTTGACCTGGCGCGACGTACCGGTCTTTCCCTGACCACGATCCAGTCCATCGAAAACGGTCGCGGGGGGAAGCCCCGCAAACGCACGGCGATCAGCCTCGAGGAAGCGCTCGACTGGGCCGAGGGGAGTGTCGCCCGAGTCTTCGAGGGTGGACGCCCCGCCGAGGGGCGGGATAACCCATTGCCGTGGACGACTGTCGAGGAGTTCGTAGAGCAGTCGACAGTCGATGTCGAGAGCGCCCAGCGGTTGTTGAAGGAAGTGAACGAAAGCCTGCAGCACGACGGCCTGAGGCGCTCGGCACTCGTGAGCAGGCTCTCGGGCCAGGAGGCCTGGGGAGATGGACGCTTCCCCAACAGCCTCAACCGTCTTGACGATGCACTCGGGTGGCAGCCCGGCATGTCAGCAGCGTATGCACGAGGCGCCGAGTTTATCGAGGGTGTTCGGGGTCTTCAGCTAGCCGGATTCGATTTGGAAGGCGACCACCCATGGGGCGAGCCGTACTCCGGTTGGCTGACGCCATCAGATGAGGTGGCGATCACCGGGGCGGGCCTCTCCGAGGCTGACCAGGAGCTAATAGCTCGATCTGTCGCGAGGTTGCGTATGCGCTACGAGGAGTTCGTCAAGACGGAACGGAACCATCTGATCTCCGACTTCGTCAGGAGTAGGAAGTCGTGAAGGGCAGCATCAAGCGGTACTGCTCATGCAAGAGCGTCGAGGGTAAGCAGCTCGGCGCTCGGTGTCCCCAGCTCGCCAGCGACTCGAAGCACGGCCAGTGGGAACTACGCGACCGACTGCCCACCACTAGCGGCATCAAGCCGTTCCGGCGGCGGAGCATGTCGACGAAGACCGCAGCGGTCAGCTTTCGCAAAGACGTGTACGCCATCCTCGACCTCTCCCCAGGTGATCAGCGGGGGCGGGAGAAGCTCGGCGACCTCATCTTCGCGGCCACGAACCGCGGGGGTCTACTGCCGCCAATCGCCGACGTGCGCCGTCGGCTCGGTCTCGGCCTTGCCCTGGACCGGTCGCAGACCGTGGGGGAGTGGCTGGACCTGTGGCTGGCCAACAAGAAGAAGGCGAAGAAGCGGGACTCCACCCTCGACTCCTACGAGGGGCACGTCCGCAACTTCCTGCGCCCCGCACTGGGCGACATCCCCTTGGACCGGCTGCAGCCCGAGCACATCCACGACATGCTCGACCTGATCGAGGAACGCAACGTCGAGATCGAGTTGGCCCGCAAGGAAGGTCGCCGGCCGAACCTGCCCGGCGACGTCCGCAAGCGCAAGACCGTTACCGGTGGTGCCACCCAGCAGCGCATCTTCGCGACCCTGCGGAACGCGCTGAACGCGGCGTGGAGGATGCGCCGGATCGACACGAACCCGTGCCACTTCGTGGAGATGCCCGAGGTCAAGCGGGTGCCCGCCCGGGTATGGTCCCCGGAGCAGGTCGTGGCGTTCCTGGAGCACACCGCAGCCGACCCGCTGTACCTGATGTTCCGGCTGGTCCTGCTGCACGGCCTGCGTCGGGGTGAGGTCACCGGCCTGCGGTGGGCCGACATGCAGCTGAACGACATGGTGCTCGAGGTGACCCGCCCGCTGGTGAAGGTCGGCGGCCGGACGGTGGAGTCCACCCCGAAGACCGAGGCCGGCGGCCGGTTCGTCGACTTCGACGAGGACACCGCCGAATTGCTGAAGCGGCACCGGTCGAAGCAGGCCAGGGCGCGCCTGCAGTGGGCGTCGGCGTGGGAGGACAACGACCTGGTGTTCCCGCGCGAGGACGGGTCGCCGACGAACCCGGATCTGGTGAGCCGCCGCTTCAAGCAGCTGCTGACCGAGGCCGGCCTTCCGGAGATCACGCTGCACATGGGGCGGCACACCGCGGCGACGCTGGCGCTCGAGGCGGGGGTCGACATCAAGATCGTGTCGGCCCGGTTGGGTCACTCGAAGACCAGCTTCACCCAGGACACGTACCAGCACGTGCGGAGGGCTGTTCACCGTGGCGCCGTGGACGCCGTCATCAAGCTGCTGCCGGGTCGCAAGGAGGACCGCAGCGCACAGTGACCCCGGTTTGAGTCCACCCTGTGTCCAAGGCCAAGAAGGGCCCCCACCTCGGCGGTGGGGGCCCTTCTTCGTTACTGTGTCCTGACCTGCGGAGGGTGTGGGATTCGAACCCACGGAGACATCGCTGCCTCACCGGTTTTCAAGACAGAGTCCTGGCCGACGGGCCGATGCGACCCCGTGTGCGTTCGTGCGACTTCGGCAGGTCAGCGGCTATGTGGCTGACGGCCTCATGCGACCCGGTACGCCCCCTGTCGTGGCGGCGCGTGTCACTGGTGTGTCCACAGGCGCCCCTCTCAACCGTGGCAACCCACTGCCACGGTTGCCCCCGCAGTGGGAGCAAGAGGGACACGACGTCCCCCTTGAACCGTGTGGCACAGCGGCCCGGTGGCGTCCGCCGGACTCAGGTCAAACCGCCACACCCGCCACGGCGGGCGCTTCGGCCCCACCGCGGCGGCGAAGAAGTCCCGCATCACCGGGTACGCCATCGCCCGTCCTTGTCACGCCAGCCGGGCGTCAGGCGCCGCTCCGGCAGCGGCCCGACGCGCATGTTCAACGCCGTCGGTGGCATCTCCACGACGTAGCCGGCAGGCCGGATCTCGACGATGTGCCCGTAGTACTGGAAATTCAGGATGTACGGGTCGCCGTCTTCCTGGTCGAGGATGGTGACCTCGTCACCCACGTGCCACCTGGTCATGATTGCTCGGCTTCCCCGGCCAGCCTGATCTGTTCGCTCAGATCGCAAGGATCAGCGCCGTACAGCCGGGCGGCGGGCCTGCGCCGGTATGCCGTGTAGACGGCGGGTCGCTCGAAACCCTGCACCGTGTTCTCACCCAGCCAGGTGACATCCCACCCGGGGTGGTCGTCGGTGAGCCGGACGCACATTTCGAGGGCGCCGTCGGGCCAGCCCTGACGGGCGGCCATGACGGGTTTGTTGGCCCGCATCATCCGGTCTGCCTCGTCGTCTCGGCGCTGCCGCTCAACGAAGTAACGATCAGTGTCCATACCTGCTCCCCAGCTCGGTAAGCCACTGACTTTACGCTCGTGCTGTACGACCGTGTAGCACGTTGGCCAATCCGCGACCGTGAAGCCTGACCGTGCTTAGCGTTCGGATCATGCAACCGGACCGGCCGACGCACCGGCTCATGGGCGCGGCCGAGATCGGCCGGAGGCTGGGCGGGGTGTCCCGGGAGCGGGTCTACCAGATCACCCAGCGGCGCAACTTCCCTGAGCCGTACCAGAAACTCTCCATGGGTTTCGTGTGGCTGGAGGTCGACGTGGAGGCGTGGATCGCCGAGCACCGGCCCGAACTGGCCGAGGAGCCCGAGGGGTCTCAGCCGGACTGAGACCCGTCATCAGTGGTGACGGGTCCGCACAGGGACACGATGTCCCCCCGCCCTAGGCAGGCCAGCCGCCATGTGCCCCTGGTTGTCGGGCGCGTAACGAGGCCTTCGCGGGCTAGCTGATTGAACGCGCCGGCGAGCACGTGGACGCTGCTCCCGTACTGACGTTGAAGTTCCTTCTTGAGCGGCAGGTCATCAGGGAAATCCCCCGCCAGGATCCTGCGCCGCAGGTCCGCAGTGACCGCCGCGGTCTTCGACGGCATCCGCATTCCTCGTCGAGTGCTACTCCTCTGCGGGCAGCTCGTAGGCGATCTCGTACTGCTGGCTCGCCTTGACCATCACGGTCGCCTCGATCGCCTGGTTGTCGTCGGTGTAGACGACCCGGAACTGTCGCAGCACGGGCATGTCCTCGGGCAGCTTCAGGGCGATGAACTCCGCCACGGTCGCCAGACGGGCGCCGACCTGGTCAACGGCGTGCCGCAACGGGAGGCTGAGCTCGGCGAGCACCGCCGGGCTCCCGCCCTTGATCTTCCGGTTTTCTGCCAGTCGGGTGCCGCGGGCGACGTCGGTCCGGTAGTGGTTCCACACCAACTCGGCTGGCTCCCCATCGAGCAGCAGCAACTGGTGGCGGACCACCACCGGCGTTCCTCGCTCGATACCGAACGCTGACGCCACCTGGGCCGTGGCGGGCTGTTCGCCGACTGAGATGAGTTCCGTCGACGCGGTCCGGCCGCGTGCGGCGTGGTCGGTCATCCACGGGTACGGCTCACCTGCTGGCGCTGGCCTCGGGTAGTGACTGGCGCGGACCACGATGGGGCGGCGTCCAGTCACGTAGGTTCCGCTGCCCTTGGTCGACTCGACGAACCGTTCCGCGCGGAGGATCGCCATGGCGCGCTGGACAGTCTTGTCGGTGACGCCGTACTGGGCCATGAGCGCGACCACGGTCGGCATACGGTCGCCAGGTCGGAGGTCGCCGGACAGGATCAGGGCGCGCAGGTTGGCGGCGATCTGTTGCTGCCGGTCCCGAACGCCGTCGTCGGGGGCACGGTCGGGCTGGCTCACTGTGCGCCGTTCCGTGTGCGGTACGACAGGGGTTCGGTGCGGGCGGCGACCATCCGGTTGACGGCGTACTCGACCGGCGTGCCGGCGGTGTCGCGGCTGACCCGTGCAAGCACGATCAGCGGCTCGTCGGCAGGGATGCCGAGCAGGTCGGCCTCTTCGGGGTCGGGACGTCGTGCGGTGATCTGCTCGTCGGCGGTGTCGATTCCATGGCCGAGGCCGACCAAGACCCGAACGGCTCCGCCCTTGATCTTCGCGTTCCCGGCGATTGGCGTGCCGTCGACGAGATTGGCGGGGTAGTACGAGTCGGCGAGCTCGACAGGCTGACCGTCGGCGAGGATGAGGCGCCTACGGACCACGGCCGCGGCGGTGTCGTCCAGCTCGAGCCGGTCGCGTACCTCCTGGGACATGCGCCCCCGCTCGACACCGAGGAGGGTCTGCGACCCTGCCTTGCCTTGACGTGCAGCGTCGGCCTTCCAGGCGTCGCTGTGGTGCGGCGTGATGTATGGGGCCGAGGTGCTGCTGTCCTGCTCGCGCATGTCGCCTCCTCCTGGTTGTGAGTGCTCAGATGATGCTCCCAGTTTCTAGGTACTCAAGGACCGGGTGTACTCCGGGACGGTGAATCGTCATCCGTGTCTCTCTGGCCTTGCCATCATAGTACCGGTCGTACTATGTTCTTTGGCAAGGGCCAGGTGAACTAGCCCCGCAACATGAAGAACGGCCCCGAGGTCGGCGCGCCAACGCCAAGCAACCTCAGGGCCGAACAGAACGCCCCACCAGCCCACAAAGACAGGAAGGCCATTCCATGTCGGATGGTACTGGCACCCGATACGCCCTGACCCCGAAGTCCCTCGACGACCCCGGCTACCTGGTTGACCTTCTCGGTCCCGAGGCCGCCGCCGAGCTGACCCCCGCCACGTTCAGCGTCGACGCGATCGATGCTCTGGCCAAACACGTCGCCAGCATGAGCGACCACGACATGCGCCGCGACTTCCGCGCGAGCGACGACCTGATCGCGAGCCTCCGCGAGCTGCAGGCGAGCTGCGGGTTCTGATCCGCCTCGACCGGTCGGCCTCCCGCGCGGACCCCCTTGAGTGGGTCGGACTCGGGGGCATACCGAACCCCGGCCCGGGGTCCGCGTCGGTGGCCGACCGGTCAGCAAGGGACGTCGAGTCCCCCTGTTCTTTCAGCGCCTACCTGTGGAGCCAGAGATGTTCTCTCCCACCAGCGCCAGCCACAACCACAGCACCGCCCGGATGCGTGACGCCGTCGCCGCGCTCTCCATCACCCAGCGCCAGGCCCTGTACCTGACGGTCGTCGAGGACATGCCCGCCACCGCCGTGGCCCGCCGCCTCGACATGCCGTGCGACCTGGTGGAGCAGATCGCCTCCGCCGCCCGCACTCACCTCTACGAGGCGGTGGCCGCATGAAGACCGCAACCTGCACGACGTGGTGCAAGAAGAAGCTGCACGACGAGGAACCCGGCGAAGAGTGCTGCCAGGCAGGCATCGCGGACATTGAACACGTCGATGGCCATATGCCGGTCCGGATCTGCTACTCCGACACCGACGTCACCCTCATGGTCTCGCTGGACGACCACCTTTTCAGCCTGCCGCAGCTGCAGACGCTGCGCCGCGAACTGGACCGCGCCGAGCGGACGCTGCTTGGGGCGGTGGCCTGATGGCACTGCCCACCCGAGCCCAGCTCCGCTTCCTGCTCGACCTCGTCGCTGCGGGCGGCGAAGGCTACGGCGCCGCGATGACCCGGAACCCCCGGACGATCACCACCTGCCGTACCGCCCGCTGGGTGGAGTACCTGCCGGTGCCCGACGAGCCGTTCGAGATCGGCAAGCACTACATCACTGACATTGGCCGACGGGTCGCCATGGACGCCTCACCGGCGGTCTACGCGGCACGTCTGGCGCAAGCCGGTCCCGCGCTGATCACACCACTGGCCGGCGTGACCGCCGACGCGATTGACGCCGCGATTGACGGGCTGACCGAGGACCACTGGGAGGTGCTCGAGCCCGGCTACATCGACGGCGTGTCGCAGCACATCGGCGACTGGTGGCCGCTCGCGCTCGGGCTGTCCGACGACGTCGACCCGTCGCTCCTTTTCTGCAAGCTCTACCAGCGTTCGCTCACCCGAACCTCGGAGAAGTGATCATGACCGACACCCTCGTGGAACCGACCATCGACATCCCGATCGAGCTCACCAGTCCGGCCGAGTGCACCGCTGGCTACAACTGGTGCAACGGCGACGAATGCAACGACCTGGTGCAGGTCGAACCCGGCGACGAGGACTGGCAGGACGACCCGTACCACTGCGGTGCGATCGCCAGTCTGGCGATGCTGCGGTTCACCGCGGGCGGCTGGAAAGACCTGAACGACACGACGCTGCTGATCCGTCATGACGAGAACGAGGGCGACGACAGCCGGCCCCTGATCCTGATCGACTATCCGTCCCGCGAGTGCACCCCGGCCATGACAGCCGAGCAGGCGCGGAGGAACGCGGCGTGGCTGCTGAACGCGGCCGATCTGCTCGACCCGCTGCCGACCGGCGCCATCGCGACCACCGCAGTGAACGTGCGGATCGGCGATGAACTGCTGACCGACGACGGCTGGCAGAAGGTCATCGGGTTGCTGTTCGACGCGGAGACCGAACAGGCATCGGTGTTCACCACCGGACAAGACATGGACAACTCCGACGGCTGGCCCCTGTCCTTTAACGACCCCGTCAAGGTGCGCCGCTCGGTCCACGGCTCGTGCGCCATCCAGTTCATCGCCCCGGAGGCAACCCGATGACCGTCGAGACCCAGTCCACAAAGTCGCTGTTCAGCTACCCGCCTGGATCTTTCGAGCGTCGTCTCTACCAGCGCCTGACCGAGATCAGCCTGAACCCCGCCTACTCGCAGGGCTTCCGGACCTTGGCCGGCCGCGCCAAGGAGAACTACGACATCGTCATCCGCCCGGCTGGCCTGTCCACCGAAGCCATCCGCGACGCCCTGCTCGACGCCGCGAAGAAGGACTACAAGGCGTGGAAGAAGCGCTGGCGTGCCGGTGAACGGGACCTGGTGCCGTTCCCGGAGATCTGGAAGGCGTTCATCGACACCGCCAAGAACGGCTGCCGGGTCTCGAAGTGGTGCGACGGAAGCTGCGACCCCTCGGTTGTGGGCGACCGCCAGCACTGGAGCGTCGCGCACTACATCCACGACCCGACCTTCGCCGACGCCCTCGGCCTGCAGATCTTCCAGAACGAGTCGTCCGACGGCGTCGCGGACCCGGCGTACCTGATCCTGTCCTACTACGAGGGCGGCATCCCCTGCACCGAGTCGTACGACATCCGGCTCACACCCGTCGAAGCGCGCAAGTTCGGCGAGGTCATGTTCGAGGCCTGCGACGCGAAGACCGTACGCGTCGGCGCACCGGGCGTGGTGCTCGACGAGGAGTTCGCCAGCGGGGACCGTCTGGTCCTCGAGCGGCACCGCCCCCGTACCCGCAAGGACGGATTCCCGGACCGGGACGTCTTCGAGCTCACGCTGTGGCCGGTCGACGAGGCCACGCCGCTGCGGATGTGCTCCGACCACAGCAACCCGTGGTGGCTCGGCAAGTACCTGATGCTCGCCGCCGACGACGCGGAGGGCGTCATCCAGCCGATGTTCGACGGCTGGGAGTCCGTGGTCGAGGACGCCGGCCGATGATGACCTCCCTGATCCGCCACCAGGTCAGCACTCAGGGGTACGCGGCACTCGACCTCGACAACCCCGGCGCCCGCGCGCTCGCCGTGGCGTGGCAGGCCGACGACGGGTGGCGTGTCGGTGTCGCTGACGGCCGCACGGTCGGGTCGAAGCTGACGAAGACCAAGGCGCTGCACCTGATGGACCAGACCGCCACGGACCAGCTCAACCGGGCCGGCGTGCTCGCCCTCCTCGCGGAGGTGCGGCGGTGAGCCTCTACGAGACCAACGACGGTCGGTTCCCGGACGAGAGCGATGTCGTCGTGCGATTCCCGCTCACCGACGAGCAGCGGGCGGACCGGGGCACCTGGCCGTGGGTGCGCGGCTACGTCGCCGGGCAGTGCGGCCCGAACGAGTGGGACGTGGTCGTCGAAGGCGCTGGCCCGGTCGACCACGACGGCGACGGGGAGCCGCTGTACCCGAGCGTGTTCCGTGACTCGTCGGAGATCCGCAAGGCGGTGATCCGATGACCACGTTCCCGCTGCTGGTGACCGCCGACCCGCACGCCGTCCCGGAGCGGTACTGGACGGTCGACGCCACCGACGTCGACGACATGGGCGAGGCGTACGGCACCCAGGTCTGCAACGTGTGCCGCCAGCCCATCGCTGACCACGTGTGGTTCCTGCTCGCCAGTGAGTCGACCGTCGTGGACTGCTCGGAGGTGCGGCTGTGAGCAACTACCCGGTCGACCCCAGCAGGACACCGCGGTTCGACGTGACCACGTACCTCGCGCTCGTCCTCGAAGAGTCCGGCTTCCCGGTCGTGACCCCGGACGACAAGACCCGCCTGAAGTCGCTGATCGAGGGCTTCGTCTACCAGCAGCCGAAGGAGGCAACCCGATGACCAAGGACGTCACCGTCGCCGGCCTGCGGGCCGAGATCGACCACCACGTCCGCTGGTGGCCGTCGAACGCCCTCGGTACGGCACAGGCCGCGGTCGGCGCCCTCGAGCGCCTGACCCAGGCCAAGCCGTCCGAGGTGTTCGCGATCCTCGACCAGCTCCGCGGCGAGGGAGGCGACCGTGACTGACCTCGCGATCACTGACTTCGACGTCCTGGTCGACCGGTACGCCGACCGGATCCGCACCGACGCGATCCACGGCCGGGAACGCTCGTACGCGGCCGGGTTCATCGACGCCATGACCGACATCGAATCCCGGTACAGCAACGCGAAGCGGCAGCAGCGGGCCGCCGCGATCCTCGCCGCCGCCGACCGGGTCCGTACCGAACGCCTGGAGGTGCTGCGGTGACCGCTCTGCCCACCCGTGAGGGGATGTTCCGCCAAGCCAGGTTCGAGCTCGACGTGGCGTACCGGGGGCTCGGTGATGCTGCCGACTGGCTTCGGTCGGACTGGCAGCCGACCGGGACCAGGCTCAGCGCCGCACAGGCCGAGGCCCGGTCGGACATGTTCGACGCGATCAGCGAGGCGAAGGCCGCGATCAACCGGGCCAAGGGTGCCTCCAATCGCGCGCTGGGGGAGTCATGACCGACCATCCGGCCTGGTGCTCCCCTGACCGGTGCGACGTCACCGACCCGAACCTGCCCGCCTACGAGGGTGCGCACCGGTCCGAGCCGGTCGACGTGAACACGCCAGGGCTGACCGTCGGGAACCGCATGGTGCAGGCCACCTCGGCATCGCTGTACCAGGCCGCCGCCCCGTGGAACGTCAGCACCTACCTCATCGTGGTTGCGGACAGTGTGGAGACCTCCATGCCGGTGTTCCAGGCCGCCGGGGCGCTCGCGCAACTTGCCGGGCTCGTCGACCGGGCGGTGGCGGCGTGAAGGCGACCGCCCTGACCGTTGCCGTCCTGCTGGGTGTCGCAACCGGCCTGGTCGCCATCGCCACCGACCGACTCGGCCTGCCCGGGTTCCTCATGACCGCCGCCCCCTTGGGCGTCGGGCTCGTCATCCTCAGCCGCCGCCTGCGGCGCCGAACGAAAGGACCACGCACATGACCCACTGGCTCGTCGGCGCAAGCGTCGGCATCCCCGCCGCCCTGTACCTGATCGGCCTCGTCCGCCGACACGGCACCAGCAAGGAGACGAACTGACATGGGAAACATGCTCGCTCGCGTGGGGCTGCTCGTCTTCGGCGTAGCCCTCTACTGGCTCGCCTCCCGACTCCACAAGAAGGCCGGCAGCGGCGGACCGCAGGGTGGCAAGGGCGCCAACCCGAAGAAGGTCATCGCCACGCTGATGGCGTTCCTTGCCGGATGCGCCCTGGTCGGCACGTTCGTTGGCGACTGGGTCGCCGGGATCGGTAGGGCCTCGCCGCTCATCGCGGCGGCGTTCTTCCTCCTGACGGCGGGCGTACTGGTCATCGACTGGTGGTCCGACGGTGTCCCGGACCGGCCGGCGTTCATCGCCGCCGCTCTGCTCCCCCTCGCCGTGGTCGTCGGCTTCGCGCAGATCGACACCGCGTTCGACCAGGTCGGCGACAAGGCCGAGCAGGTCGGCCAGACCATCCAGAACGGCAGCAAGTAGCAGAGACCCCCGAAGCCGGGCCCCCTGGTGGGCCCGGCTGGTCTTTGCCCCACATCCCCACCGTTAGGAGGCGTCGATGAAGCCGAAGCGCAACTGGCGCGACCGAGACTGGATGGACACCGGCGTGACCACGGTGATTTTCGTGATCCCGTCGGGAATCCTGCTCGCCGCGATTGCCGCCTCGTTCACACACATCAAGGATTGGGCGCTCAACCACGCTCCCAAGGACACGCACGAGTGGCAGGGGTGGGCGTTTGCCTGCATCGTCGAGCTGATCCCGATCTTCGGGGTGCTGGTGATGTGGAAACTCCGCAAGGCCAACCACGGCCTGACCGTCCCCCGGTTCATCCTCGGCGCCGGGTTCCTGGCATCCATGGCGGGTCAGGTCGCCTACGCGGGCGGGCTAGACGCGGGTGTTTCGCGGTTGATCGTCGCGGCCGGTCCCTCGTTCGCCGGGCTGGTCCTCACCGAGGTTCTGCTCTGGCTTGTCCGCACGATCGTCGAGAAGAACACGATCCCGCTGCCACCACCGACCGGTGTCCCCCAGCCGCCGCCGATGGTCATCCCGGCCCCGCCGCTGGCGAATGTCCCACCGGCCGCCGCCGATCCTGCTCCCCCGGCAACGGAGGAACCCGCTCCCCCCGCTCCCCAGGAGCGGGAGCACGTGTCCCCCTGGTCCACTCCCCCCGGAGCACCGGCCAGCGCACCCCCTTCTGCTCCCCTCCCAGTCCAGGGGGAGCAGGGGGACAGGCAGCAGGTCATGGACGCTGTCCCCCCTCAGCCGCTCCCCTCGGTAGACGGGGAGGGCGCAGGGGAGCAGGCACCCTCCGACAGCGACCCGCTCCCCACCCAGTCCGGGGAGCACGCACCCCAGGACACCCCCGAGGAGGACGCCACCCCGGAGGGGAGCACGGCCGACGGGGACAGGGGGACAACCGGTCTTGATCCGCTGGACCTCGAGACGTGGGAGCACCACCAGAACGGCAAGACCAAGAAGGAACTGTCCACCCTCTACGGGGTTCACGAGAAGACGATTCAGCGGCGCCTGAGCAAGGTCCGGGCCGTCATCGAATCCACGCCGAAGGATGAGGAGCACGCCGATGCGTAGAACACCCACGACCGTCGACAAGGCCGAGAAGTCGGCGAACGCCCGGCTGACCGCGAACCAGGACGCGCTGCACGCCGCGTACGCGCAGGACGTGAAGGAAGGCCCGGCGGGTGGGTTGCGGCACCAGTACCGGGCGGCGGCGGCCTGGCTGCGATCCGAGGCGACCGCACTGGGCGGCGAGGACCGGCAGAACGTGCTCAACCACCTGATCCAGTTGTGCCAGAAGGCGAACGCTCAGGCCCGGCAGACGGTCCACCAGCACCGGGACTGAAGGTTACGTTACGTGGTGTGCGTGCGTGAGTGCACTTCCGGATGGCAGTGTCCCTGGAGATCCCTCGACAGGCCGCGCTCCCGCCCGTGTGCACACCCGCGGGTGAGGCTACCCGATGTCCCGGGGACATTCAACCCACCGGTTTAGTACAGACCGGCGGTGACCTGCGGAAACACCCCGTGTCCCCGGGGCATGTCCCCCGTGTCCACCCCGGGCTTCCGACTTCTATCCCGCATGTGCGTGTCCCCCCACCCGGAAATCACTGTGCGTATAGATCGGAGGTGTCGTGTCCGCCAGGTATGCCCGTCTCGAGGAGCTGAGCGACCGGGCGTTGTGCGTGCACGGCTCACGGCACCTGCCGACCCGGATCTGGGTGAACCCGCTCGGCGTGAAGGACGTCTGCATCGACTGGCAGGACCGGGCGCCGTACAAGGACAAGGACGGCAAGCAGAAGTTCCGCCACCACCACGTCTGGTACATGAACGAGCGCCAGCGGTGCCGGCTGTGCGGGAACCTGTCGTTCCTGTCGGACTGCCGCGGGCGCCCGTGCCACAAGACGTGCGCTGAGGTCGAGTGGATGGCGGGCCAGTCGTGACACATCGATCGACCGTGCAAGCGTCGATGTCGAGCAGGCATGATGGGCGGATGTTCCGAGTGTCGTTCTGCAACGCCGAGGGAAAGCGCCAGCCCTGGCTCACGCTGCACCTCCCGGCCGTGCCCGAGGTAGGCGAAGTGATCCGTTTCCGGGAACGCGCCAACCACACCAAGCCCGCTGCGGGTCGAGTGTCCCGGCGAGAGTGGGACATCGTCGAGCGTGAGCCCGCCGAATCCTGGGTTACCGTGTACGTGACCTTCGATTGAGACGACAAAAGAGCGCCCCATCCGCCCGGCTTGATGCCGAGGGATGGGGCGCTTCTCTGTGTGCAGAACTGTCCCAGCTGGGACAGTTGGTCAGACGCTGGGCAGCGGCTCGGTCGGGCCGTCGCTGCCGTCCGCGTCGCCGACCGCGGTGTCCAGGCCACCGAGGTTCGCGGCGA